ATGCTGATGAACTGGTAGTGGATTATCTTGCCAATCCCACCGGCTGGGCTGAACGAACGATGGAGAAAATCAAAAAGACAAATTCCGGGCGGTCTGGACGCCTATACGGGATTACATTGGCTGTGGTGGAAGAGTTGACGGAAGAGTATATGAGAAAGTACAATAGTCCGAACACTCAGGAAATCATGTTCAGGCTTCTTGTGGAACTTGCTAAGCAATACAAAACCGTTCGCCTTGTCCTGAACATCAACGGTAAAACGACCGAAGTAAAGTATCCTGTCAAAGGTATGATGAACAGTGATATCCTGTACGGTGGAGGTTTCTCAACTTGGAACATCACCCCGCGCAGTGAAGAAAATCGCATCGAGGAGTTTATCGCGAACAACGATTCGCAACTCGAAGACAATCGCAGAATTCCCATCAAGTACATTCCCGAAGTCTATTACGGGAATAAGTTGATTTGGAAGAATCCGGATTTTGCAAACACCTGATTCCCAAAAAGGAGGAAATCGAAAATATGATTGCCAAAATCGGTAAAATGATGACCAAAAGGGAAGATAAATCGTTTTCCTACGAAGAACTTGCTGCAATGCTGAAAACCAGCCCTGATGCCCTCAAGACATTCGAGGACGCCTATAAGAAACAGGTGCTGGACAGCGGGGCATTATCCGAGAACTTCTTGCAGTGGGATACCGCTACTGTCAAGGCTATGCTCGACAAGAGGGTGCCGTTTACGCGTGACCTCGAAGCGCTCATTGACCGTATCGTAGGTGAGTTAACAGATGGTACTCGCCTGTACATCTACAACGAAAAACGCGGCGGATACTATGTGAACTATGCGGCATCTCGATACGCTGTGACGGTAACGAACGATGACCTGAAAAAATACCCGGAAGAGCTCAGACCTCAGCTGACAGGAAATCTCGTGAAGGTCGATATCTCGGAGCCATCGTATAAGATTCTGCTTCAGAATTACGCCGAGTACAAGGATGCACGCGATGACCGCATGAAGAAGTTCTACTACAACCAGTTCCGTCAGGGTCTTGATATTCTTGACCTCGACGACTTCACCTACCAGATGCTCGAAATGAATCCCAATACGATGGGATTCTGGCTCCCGCCTCTGGCAAAGGCATTGTGCGGGAACAGGTTCTTCAGGATTCCTGATACCAAAATTTTGCGTGTTCCGCTGCCGATGCTGCAGCTCACTCGCCTTGGCTTTGAAACCCTGAATCCAGTGACCAAGGAAATCGTGAACCGCTATTGCAAGCGGATATTCAAGCTGGATGAGCACGAGGATTACTTCATCAAGACCGGAACTTATTCTTCCAAGTATGAGTTCCGCAACGCTCATATCCATGACCCGAAGGAAATCAATGAGATGGGCGAGTATTTCCTGTTCCTGAACCATCTGACCTGTTCTATGGCTTCGCCGTTGAACAATACCTGCTTCTATGGTGCTAATACAACGAACGAGTGGGTGCTCAGGAAATATATCAAGGACAAGGAACACAACCCGACCATCTACAACGGTTTGCCGCTGCATACTGAGTACCGCGTATTCGTCGATTTTGACGCTGATGAGGTGCTGGGTATCAGCCCTTATTGGCGAGCCGATGTAATGAAGGGTAAGTTCAAGAACGCAAGCACTCCGCAGGAACGCCACGACTATGTCATCTATCAGATGCACGAGGATATCCTGCAATCTCGGTACGATGACAGTGCTAGGATGATTCTGGAAGAAATCAAGAAGATTCTTCCCGCTGTCGAACTGGTAGGACAGTGGAGCGTGGATGTGATGCGCAATGGTGATGATTATTACATCATCGACATGGCGCTCGCTGAGAACTCCGCTCTGAACGATTGCGTGCCACGGGAGAAACTTCGTGCCTACCCGCAGCAGTGGTTGCCTATGGCTACGAACAGCTGAAAAAGGAGTCTGCCCTATGGATGCTATAAGATATTTGGATGCTGATACGATTCTTGACTATCTGCACAATTCAAGTGAGACCTATCTCGAGGGACTTATCCCTCAAAGCTACGGTTTTCCAACAGAAACGGATAGGAGTGTATATGTTCGATTGCTGAAGGTTCCCGTTAGAGATAAAGCGTCCGAAGTATACATGCAAGCTATTCCATACAAAACATTTGAAGGTGACAGCAACCGTCCGATAGAGGAGTTTGGGAAAGATACCAAATTTGAAAAGGTCGGGGTTGTCATTGATTCGTCTCGTCTTTGGCTTATGGAGCCGCTTTGGCGAATTTGCACTCAAAGTAGGCAGAAGTTCGATGATGCTGATTTTGTGTCTGAATTCTGGGATGCGTTTACCAGAAAGGTTTTGAAGGAATACGCAGTTGACGCTGGCGTAGAAAAGAGCGAGGCCGTTAAGAATCTGGCAAAACAGTACGCGATTTTGAATATGCTCTCTAAGCGTGAGAAGCCGGTGTATTTCGGCTGTATCGAGAACGCCTTGCAAACTTTATATCCAGTCAGTGTACTTGGCTACTACGAGTTGGGTCTTAACTATGCTTGTGACCCCGAAGGATTCACAACTTCTTTACTGACAAGTCTCAGCAGAAGGAACTTTAAAACGACATCAAAGGAAACGCCAACCGGTGCATATATTCCCAAAAAGGTTGCAGCAGCGAGGCTTGCAAGTGAGATGACCAACATGTTCGTCCAGACCAAAAACGAATCCCAACAAGCAGCGAGACATCTTCTGAATTCCAACAAGGGGACTGTTTGCAAAAAGAACATTGTCGATGTAACGTTGTGCAACAAAAGCGCCGGAAATATGCAGATTAAGATTCCCCTTGACAACTTTCTCTACTATGAGCCGAAAACAAAAGAAATCTTCGTAAACATCTGCGATATTTGCGAAGGCGAACGTAAAAAAGTAAACCGCTATGTCAAAGATTGCGGGTTTTTTGTGCGCGAAAACCTCGTCCCTATGATGCTTGTACAAAGGTTTGAAGCATAAATCCGCAGCGATGGTTGCCGGGAGTAACGACTGTTTCCTGTATTTTCTCGCTGTTCTGTTGCCAAAATGTGCGAGTAGAAGAAAAGCTCGACCTTGCACGTGAATGCGGTTTGCAAGTAACAGCCGATGTTAAGGAGGGTATCAACCAAATGTGCAATTACAGCGACTATGTCGAACAAAAAGGAATTGAGAAAGGCCGTATTGAAACGCTTTCCGAAAGTGTTGTAAAACTTGTTCGCTCCGGCACTCTGACGCTTGATGCAGCTTTGGATGTGCTGCAGGTATCTGACGATATCCGTGCTACCGTCAAAGAAAACGCCGAAAAGGCTCTCAATCAATAACATATAATTTTGTCGCTGCCTATGCTGGGGGCAGCGACTTTTTTCTTGCCAAAAAATGCGAATAGCATAGAATAGGTATTGTACGATAGATAACATTCCATATCGAAAGGGTTTTATGCCTTTCGTACATTCACAATTTCGCTTGAAGGGCGGACTTCTCGATTCTGAGAGGCCCGCTCTTTTTGCGTCCAACACAAAAAGGAGCGTAATGACATGTTTGAAATTTGCAATGACAAGACCTATTTTCTGGCCGAAACGACCGCCAAGAACAAAACAATCGAAATCACCCTCGTAAAAGACAGCCACGGTAGTCTTCTGAATGAGCACGAGATTAAGCTTGACCTCTGCCGTGCCGTACTCGAATTGCAGCGTGGTGGCTACATCGTCACGAAGGTCCGTGCCCTTGACTACGACATCGAGAATGTCGTGGATGTGTTCCATCTGCCGGAGTTTGAGGAGGCTCGCGAAAACCCGATGCCCGATATTGTATCCGGCGTCATCACCTCGAACTTCGATTCTGGTGCATCGTTCCATCTGCCGTGCAAGGTGAACAAGAAAACCCGCGAGGTGTTTGCTGTGGAAGTTCCTGCACAGCCCTGCTACGATGACTCGTTCAGAAACGCAACCGTGAATGTCGATGGCGTTGACCGCAGTCTGCTCAATCTCACCGACATCGTGAGCGAGTATGACAGCGATGACTACGACGGAGTTCTCGATGCTCTGTATCATGTTCAGGCAAAGAACGATTACTGGGAGAACGAAGGCGAATCTCTGACGGACCTCATCCACAAATACCGCTGGTATATCCTGAAAGATGCCCTGATGCAACGTGGCCGCGATGCCGTCACGGATTTCATCGGCACCGACATCAGCAGCAGCGAGTTCAGCCGTGTCCTCGATGAGACGGAAATGGTGATGCCGGACGAAACCTTCGAGAAATTCTGGGAAAAGTACATCTGACCAATACCAATGCGGTGGGGCAAGACACTCCACCGCATTTTTTCGCAAAAATACGCAAACGAACCCACTGTCTAAATCAGACAAGAAGGAGAACCATATGAGCATTTCACCGAAAAACGAAGCATCTCAGAACAATACCGTCAAACGCCGCGACTATATCTCGTGGGACGAGTATTTCATGGGCATTGCGATGCTGTCCGCGATGCGCAGCAAAGACCCGAACAGTCAGGTGGGCGCATGTATCGTGCGCGACAATAAAATCCTGTCTCTGGGGTACAACGGTATGCCGATTGGCTGCGATGACGATATCATGCCTTGGGGCAGGGAAGGAAACGAACTCGAAACCAAGTACATGTATGTCTGCCACTCGGAGTTGAACGCTATCCTCAACGCCGGGAAAGACCTGCACGGGTCTACGATGTATGTCACGCTTTTCCCGTGCAACGAGTGTGCGAAAGCAATCATTCAGAGCGGGATAAAGCGTATCGTGTATCTCGACGACAAGTACCGGGATGCGAACAACAATGTCGCTGCACGACACATGTTCAAGATTACCGGGGTAGAGACTAAAAAATACGAGCCCAGTGCCCGCAACATCTCGCTGAACCTGTAATCATCACAGCCGGTCTAAAGACCGCCACAAAAATAAGGAGTACAACTATGAAAATCTATCATACTGCGCTTGGCGTATGCGACACCTACGAGGTCGTAACGGAACCGCCTCTCGGCTATATCATTTGGAATATCGGCGATAATGCACCGGAAGGCTATCTCCCGTTCTGCAGACTCAAATTTATGCAGCCGTTTGAGGGCGGACGCGAAATTGACTCGGATACCCTGAAAGCCATGAAGTGTGACGGTGCAAGGGAAATCTTAGCCGCCACCGGACTGGGTGCCGAAACCTCCGCCGAGATGAAGAAGTTCATCAAGAAGCACGAACGCAACCCCCGCAAGAGTTGGGAGTGCGAAAGAATGCGTGCCGCTATCCCGTATCTTGAGAAAATCGGAATGTGATACCATCGAGCCGTCTCCGCATTGGAGGCGGCTTTTTTGTTTATCGTCAGATTCCTGTGTCCGGTAATTTCTCTCTCAATGTTGCATAATCGTGCGAACCGGATACAATAGAAAATATCGAGACAACGCAAAGAGGTGAGAACACTTTGGAACAGCTTGAAATAATCATTCCGGGCGGTCAGAAACTTTCCGTCCGTGATTTTGTTGAATGGGAATATAACGGCGGCAAGGCGAATTTTCAGCCGGATGAACACTATCCTCTATGGGGAACTGTTCCTATTGAGGATAAGTTGCGATATATTGCAATCAGTGTGTTTGGTGATTTGGCGAGTTACGGAAAATACAACAACCGAATCGGCGTTACGGACGGTGAGTCGGAGCATTACTTCTACTTCACGGTTCAGGGCAAGGATGAAGATATTCTTCTCGCCTTGAATGTCATGCTGAATGTGATATATACGAGCGCAGAGGGGAAATGCCGCAAGGAAACCGGCACATCTTTCGCGGAACTGCCCCTGATGCAGAGATTCGATGCCATCACCCGATACATCGAAGACGAGTTTGAGACCTGCCTTATGATGCTTTCAGACATCCCGTACATGCAGTGGACCTGAATTCGTAAAAAGTTGTTGCACATTCGTGCGAATTGGGTAAAATGAAGACTGTAAGGTGAATCAGTGGGTGAGTTTTTTGCCCGCATAACGCGAAAAAAGTGAATACTGAATACAAGAAGCAAGTTCTTTCGGGAGCTTGCTTCTTTTATTTTGGGAGGTTTCTATGACGCATAAGAAGTTGCTGGAACGCAATCGAAAAATTACCGATGCACTGCAAAATGGCGCAAAGGTCACGGACCTCGCGCAGGAGCACGGACTCAGCCCGCAAACCGTCTACCATATCGCACAGGCGGAGATGGAGAAGCGGCGGAAAGTGACTTTCACAGAGTGGAAGGATAACCGCAACGACGAGATTCGCAACCAGTATCAGGAAGGCATTTCAGCCGAAGAACTGGCAAAAGCTTTTAACCTTAACCGCGCCACGATTTTTCGTATTCTGAAAGAAGGCGGGGATTCCTACCACCGGCACCTCGACACGAAAATCGAGACCTCTACTTTGCGCCGCATTAAAGATTTCAAGCAGGGGTTTGTGGACTACGCGAAGAAGAACCCCAACACGCCGGTCGAGAACCTTGCTCGGGAATACGGTATCAGTCCCTCTTCCGGATTCAAGTATCTTCATGAGGCCGGTATCTATCGCGGCAAGGGACGCAAAAAGAAGGCAGCAAAGCCTAAGGGGTGAACCAGTAATGGGGAAAAGGAAAGCAACCCGCAGCGAAATCATCGAGCGAAACAGGAAGATTGTCAAAGACTATGAGGACGGGCTATCGTTTGAGCAGCTGTCCGAGAAATACGGGCTTTGCGTCAGGACCTGCTATCGCGCTCTCGATGAAGAACAACAGGCGCAGCGCATTGCGGAAGAACAGGACCATGCCAATCTGGTCGATAAAATCGTGGCGGAGTATCAGAAGAATACAGCTGTCCGCGACATTGCCGAAAAGTACGGTGTTTCCATTGGGTATTGCAGTGCCATTGCTGTTCAGGCCGGAATCAGCAACAAAGAACTCAGTCACCGTCGCATCACCCGCCGTCAGCAAAAACGCAACGATGAAATCTTCGAGAAATACCAAAACGGCATCGACGCCAAAGACCTCGCTAAGGCATACCATTATTCCTTGCCGGGTATTTACAGTATCATCCGGCGCGTTAGAAAACAGAAATGTAAAAGAGACTAAGTCCCCTGCATGATGTTGCAGGGGTCTTTTTTTATGAGGGAGGTAAATCTAGTGAACGATAACGAACGGACATTGCTTCGGTATGTGGTGGAAGGGGATATTCGGAAATCTCAGCAGCAGGCGAAAATCGTGTTAGAGGGGCTTACAACTGACAAGGACAAGGCATTCAAGGAAACCTGTCTGCGGACTCTGGCAAGTAAAAGTCCTACACTCATTGAACTGCCATATAACCTGCAGGGGCTTTTGGTAGCGGAGGATTCGAGCACTTTCCGAGAAGACCGGTTCCTCATCCGAGACGATGAGAAGGCGGTCATTGTTAAGATGTGCAAGACGCGCCGTGCTGCGCTGCAGTTGCAGGAGATGGGGATTCACTATACGAGTTCTCTTCTGCTCATGGGCGAGCCGGGAACCGGAAAGACTGAATTGGCGCGGTATATCGCTTATACGACGAACCTTCCTTTCGTGTACACGAATTTCTCCGGTATGGTGAATTCCGCTCTGGGCAAAACACAGAAGAATATCGGTATGGTATTCGACTATGCGAGAAAAAATCCGTGCGTGCTCTGCCTCGATGAGATTGACGCTATCGGGACACAGCGCGGCGGCAAGGACGATGTTGCGGAAATGAACCGTGTGACGATTGCCCTGATGCAGGAACTTGACAGACTCGGCAACGACATCATCCTTATCGGGACCACGAACCGTCCAGATACGCTGGACGATGCTCTGTTCCGGCGCTTCACCTTTGGGCATACGGTAAGACCTCTGTGCCGGGACGATGCGCGTACCCTCGCAAGGATGTTCTTTGCATCAGTAGGGTATTCGGCATCCGATGCGGAAATTGAATCGCTGCTCGATGACACTTCACAGTATTATACCGCAAGCAAAATCACGAATCTTTGCATCGACCATATCATCGATTGGATTGCAAGTCAGGAGGATACACCATGCATCGGAAAAGTTTGACCGGAGAAGCAAAGCTGAACCGCGATAAGGCAATGCTGAACGATTATATCGCCGGTATGCACATCGCGGAATTGGCTGAAAAATACGGTATCGGCTGCACGAATGTTAAGAAATCCCTTGAAGTGTTAGAGGGTTTTGATGCTGTGCGCCGCAATGACCGCAAAAGCCCGAATCGGAAACCCAACAATCAGAAACGATTGTCGAAAGCCGACATGGAGCAGCGGAATATTGAAATTGCGCAAGACTACAAAAACGGGGCCTGGACCTTTGAAATCGCTGAGAAATACAATCTCTCTGGACAACAGGTCTATCATATCCTGCGCAGAAGCCCTGATTATACCCCGCACAAAGAGAATATCGGGTCAGCTGTACAGTTCAAGAAACGCAAACGCAATGCTGAAATCGTTGCGGATGTCAGGGCAAATCCGTACATGACTGTCGGAGAAATCATGGATAAGTATGGGTTATCGGAATCAACCACCTATCAGGTATTTCGAGAAGCAGGGCATCCGATTTCTGGTGGTCTTGTCCGTTTCGGTCCTGAACCGCCCATGAACATCCCGGAATTCAAGCACAGCCCGAAAGTATTGGGGCTACGGCGTGAAGTTTTGGAAAACACCAAGACCCCGGAGGAAATCGAAGCGCGGAACAACGATATCCTAAAAGACTACAAAGCGGGTGTCAAGGTAGAGAATATCGCAGTACGGTACAATGTCACGCCGCGATTCATTGCGAGGCTTATCCAGAAATACCGGGCACATCATCCCCTCTACCGCAAGAACCTGCGCGGCAACGCTAAAATGAGGAAGAAGCTGCCGGAAGAAGTATGCGAGGGGATTGCGGTAGAATACCAGAACGGGAAAAGCGTCTCCGACATTGCTAGAGACCATAAGATTGCCGTGGGTCAGACCTATAAGATTTTGCACGACTACGGAAAGTTTTCTGAATCGCTGGCAGAAGCCGAAACTCGTAAAGCCACGCAAAGCCGTTCTCCTATCACGGATAATGTAAAAGCCAGAAACCGGGAATTTGCGGAATTTGCACGGATGAACACCGGCAAAAATTTGCGTGACCTTGCGGATGTATATGGTATCTCCTATAGCACAGCTGTAAATATCGCAAAGTCCGAAAACATCCATAAACGGGCGGGGGTGGTTGTACCGTGAAAGATTTCGAGTGGCGGTATCGCAGGCATCGTGGCACGGTAGCAGAGGAATGTCCCCGCGTTGCTGCTATGTGGCATCCGACAGCCAATTCTGTTTCACCGGATGAAGTCACCTGCGGCAGCAATCGCAGAATCGCTCTTATCTGTCCGAAATGCGGATATGGAAAGAACGGTGAATGGCGTCCCTCTATCGCCGGTGCCTGTCGAACAGGCGGCGGATGCCCGGCGTGTTCCGGAAAAGTCCTTGTCGAAGGCGTCAATGATGTAGCTACCGTACATCCCGAAATCGCTGCACAGTGGCATCCGACACTTAATGAGTTCCCGCCCACGCGAGTGACTTCCGGAAGCGCAAAGCATGTATACCTTGTCTGCAAGGATTGCGGGTACGGCGCAAACGGAGAATGGCATCCGATGATTGCTTTTGCCTGCGGGTCCGGGGGAGTACATACCGGATGTCCCGAATGCGCCAGAAACTCACTGAGAAAGGCCATGAGAGCCCACTACACCAAAACAGCAAGGAAACCTGTAGTATCAGTTGCATGCCCTCAAATCGCCGCTTTGTGGCATCCTGAAAACGAATTCGGCCCCGACATGTATACGACCGGCAGCTGCAAAAATATCCCGCTCGTATGCACCGCATGCGGGTACGGCAAAGACAAAGACTGGACGCCTTCGATTGCTGACGTTTGCCGGAAAGGCGCAAAGTGCCCGTTTTGCGGTAACATCGTGAGGTAATATCCTTGTACAGACAGAAAAACAAGACTCCCTATAACATGGCGGGTCAGATGAAGGTGGGTCTGATTGGCGAATCTGTAACCATGCACTACCTCGACTACTATTGCGAAACGCACAAGGACAGGATTGCAGGATTTTCGGATGTACGGGATGACAAGAAATATCAGGAAGACGACATCGACTTCATTGTATACAGAAAAGACGGCTCTTCGTTCACGGTTGAAGCCAAGGCTGACACCTACAAAACTGGGAATGTATTCCTCGAAACAGCGGTAAATAGTTTCGCCATCGGAGAAGATGACAAGCTGCTGCGATTTGGAAAATACCAAAAAGCGATAGCCAAGCACTCGAAGGGATGGCTGTATAAGGAAGCTGACTATATCTTTTATTATTTCACCGAGACCAGGCAAATATATGTCTTTGAGCGCATGGCGGCAATGCACTATCTCAATTTCGCTCTGTGCTCGGATACGGTGTTCGTCCACGATGAACGAAGACCTTTCGGGAGGGCTGCGGAAAACAAAGAGCAGCGAAGTAACTACATGCAATACTACGGTACAGGCTTTTGCGTGAACGCGGAACAGATGCGCCGTTCTGATGTCATCGACCACCGGATGCATCGCGTCGGCAACAAGAGTCTGCGATTTCCGGAGCGCATCGAGCCCGGGAAAGTGTTTGAACATTTTGTAAATCATACTTGTATTTGATACACTTTCGCGCCAAAATATGGTATAATGCAAGTACAGAAACAGAAAGTACTATATGTTGTGCTTATGCACAACATTTTCCGTTCTGGACACTGTATGTGGCACTTTTGTGTTGACAAAATATGCGAATTGCAGATAATTGGTAGTAGGGTAATTTACCCATTTTTTCGGGAGAGTTACTTCTCCCGAATATGCTTCTGTAGCTCAGATGGCAGAGCAGCTGTTTTGTAAGCAGCAGATTGCAGGTTCGAATCCTGTCGGAAGCTGATGCCGGGAAGATGACCTCCACGCGGTCGGCATCGGGCAACAGGCTTAACCTCCCTTAGCTTGGCAAACATCTTCGCAGATAACATAAAACTCTTAGAAGATACCAGATATGCTCCGAAACAACATCATAGTTTTACACACACTTACATACACATCTGCTTGCAGCTGGTTGTAGAGCGGCGGCAAGCATCGTATCTGGTATCCCATAAGAGTTGCCGCTCATAAAGACAGCCTCCTCGCGGCGAGCGGCGGTAACACGGGTATTGAGCTCCCCGTGGCAAATGTCTTTTCTCTTGGGTCGTTAGCTCAGTCGGCAGAGCATCGGACTGTTAATCCGAGCGTCGCTGGTTCGAACCCAGTACGACCCGCCACGCGGAGTATAGCAAAGGTAGCTTACCAGCCCCATACGCTGGCGGTTGCAGGTTCGAGTCCTGTCTCCGCATCCATCGTCCATGCCATGACGTTAAACCGGCTATTCATGTCAATCGGTCGGACGTAAAATGACCGAAATATTCTGGTATCGAATACGAAGGTTGCAATGCACCATGGTTAATTCGCCCGCAGCGCACGGGAAAAGGTGGTTCAACTCCACCTGCCAGAGCCATGACCTGTTGGAAGCGATTCTAGCAGCTCAAATAAAACAGGGAGGGCACTCCGATGCAGTAATTACCGCGTCCGAATGTCAAAATCAAGGAAAGGGTCACACCGATGTACTGATTTGCCTGATGGCGGGCAGCTCCCGCCTTAAAACACCATAATAGGTAGCGCCTATCTGAGTGCGTCTATACCTCGGCGCACTCAGCCACCCGATGGGACAGCCTCCACGCGGCGGGTGGTGGACAGCGACTATGATTGTCACTGACGAATGTCCTTTCAGGAACCGCATTGCATTCCCTGTGCAAACGGTATCCTAAACGGTCAGGAAGCCGTGTGGGCGAGTGCTTCCTCTTGTGCTTCGGCGCAGAAACAACAAATCTCGTCCCGCTAAGCATGCATCGTACGAGCATCCCCGTTAAGCCGGGGCGCAGCCAGACGCGACATAGCCGAAAAAGGCGAGACTGCTGCGCGGCATCTGGTAAGTTTGCCGCAGTCTTACACAGCCCATAGCATTCCGTTGACCCGAATTGACAGGGAAGTAACGGCAGGGCTTGAATTGAAGTTGACCAGTGTCCAAAATGCTTTTCCGGATTCTTTCGTATCGTCCACGCAGAGATTCGTGGAATCGCTAAGAGACATAAAGATGATGTTTCGGGGATGACGACCTACTAAACGGACATTATGGCGGGGCTAAGAGAGGGTTCACCCGCTTTTTCTCATGCAGGCATCGTATAGGGGTTAATACACCAGCCTTCCAAGCTGGTCACGCGGGTTCGAATCCCGCTGCCCGCTCCACCGTCGCCGTCACTGTACGCCACGACATTAAATTTGGCGAGCATGGTCCACTTGTGGTCCGCTGTCGAATGCCAACGGACAGCCAAAAAATCAATCGGCAAACAGGTGCTGCACATGAAGGTATCCGAAAGTCTCGGCATCAGTCGCGAATGGTGCTGAAAAACATCGGAGAGGATACAGCGCAGAATCCTCCGGGGTTGCTACCGGATGGTGCTGGACGCGAGGTTAGCTTCCTCGCTGAGGGGTGATAACCAGCATAAAACACCCTACCGTGCTTGGTTAGCTCAGTTGGTAGAGCAGCGCATTCGTAACGCGCAGGTCGGCAGTTCGAGTCTGCCATCAAGCTCCACGGTCCGATTGGGTGACGCGCTCTTTGAGAATCCGCCCAAGAAGCTGTCAGCGGGGGCATGCACTTGCTGACGGTTGGCTAAGTCCTTACGGAAGTCGTCGTAGCCGGAACCGAACACGAATGGGCAACGTAAAGCCCCGCACGGCAGAGCGTTATCTGCTTTAGCGCATGACAACTCTAAGTAGGAAGGAGATGATTCCGATGGAGCAGGCAATTATCAACGTCGAAGGCACATCAACGATTGAAACCGCAGCGGCGGCTAAGAAGTTGATTGAGACCTTCGGAAGTCAGAACATCCGTGCTCTCTCGGTCAAGCGCGTGGACGAGAACAGTAACGAAGTCGTTGTTGAACTCGATTTTGTACCGGGTCTGGCACCGCATCTGCACGGCTTCGCTTTGCAAGTCAATGGCTTGACTGCGGGTTACGACGGCACCGGCCCATCGAACCTGTACGAAGTACTGCAAGCAGCTGGCGTCGATGAGCGCCTTCTGACGCGTGAGGATATCACGCAGAAGAGCGACAAGACCATTCCGCTGCATCTGGAGCGCGAGGTCAAACAGTACGGCGAACTTCATTACGCGTAATTACTGGCGGGTCTTTCCCGCCATCATGGGGGCATAGCTCAGTTGGGAGAGCACCTGCTTTGCAAGCAGGGGGTCGAGGGTTCGAATCCCTTTGCTTCCACCACCAGACACATCTCCATCTTGGAAATCGTCTCTGGGCGTGCATTGTACTGTTACACAAGCGCAGTACGGTCATTTATTTGGTGCGGTACTCCTTAACTACACCACGAAGACGATAATCCTGCCCGCACCGCCCCCACCTGAGGGTCATTTACACAGGGTTACGTCAAGCCGAAAACATCATGCCGAGTGGCGAAAACGGCTGCGGCATGGGCGAGACAAATTCGTCTCGTCAGCCATCTTTTGAGAGCGACCTCCACGCGGTAGATGGCGGGCAACGCAGATTTCTGCGGCTAACACTCTCTGATTCTTGGATAGGTGTCCGAGTGGTTTATGGAACTGGTCTTGAAAACCAGAGATGCATCCGCGTCCGTGGGTTCGAATCCTACCCTATCCGCCATCAGCAGTCGGATACACTCTGTACCCGGCTGCTTTTTACATATTTGTGCTTCTTTTCATCGTACCAGAATCGTTTTTTCTCCGATAGGAGCCTCTCGGATTCTGTTGCGATTTGTGAACATTACGTTAATTATGGTTGTACTCAGTACACTTTCAAGGAAAAATATGGTATAATGCATATAGAGCGACAGGGAAAACGAAATATCAGAAGTCCTCCGCTCTTCACATCGTTTCGTTGATGTGGGGACTCACCCCACACAGTAAAAAGGAGAAGTAAAATCATGCGCAAAAAGTCTATGATGAAGAATGTGCTTGCAGTTGCCATGGCTGCTACAGTCGCAATCTCTGTTACCGGATGTAAGGGCAAGAAGAATCAGGATGCTGCCTCTTCTGCTCCTTCCACCAGCCTGAGCGATTCTGCAAGCACCGCACAGTCCGAAACCCCCGACACTGCCGAGAAGGAAGATACCAGCGCGGCGGCGTCCGAGAGCAAGGCTGAGAGTGAAGCCGAGAGCAAGCCCGATTCCAATGCTGCCAGCACCAAGAACAAGACCGCTGAGTCTGAGGCTGCTTCCGACAAGGCTGAGAAGCCCGCTGCCAGCCAGAACACGAACCCCGACAATGTTTCTACTAAGGATGGTCCCGCCAAGGCTCCCGTCTACAACACCCATAAAACCACCACCGGCACCAAGACTCCTGCCCAGAAGCCTGCTGCTGTGACTCCCGCTGCCACTCCCGCCGAGAAGAAGTCTCAGCCCGTCTACACCTTCACCGTGCGCCATCATGACGCCACCTGCACCACGCAGGGCTATGATGAGCATATCTGCAACGAGTGGGGCGGCATGAACTACAACGACAACTATGTTGCCGCCAAGGGTCATAGCTGGGATAACGGCACCGTGACGAAAGCTGCCACCTACACCGAGACCGGCATCAAGACCTTCAAGTGCAAGGATTGCGGTGAGACCCGTACTGAGGAGATTCCTTCTCTGGACAAGACCTACCACATCCTGCAGGTCGTTGCTCCTACCTGCACTTCCGAGGGCTATACCATCTATGAGTGCAATGAGGTTCCGGGTCTTACTTACAAGGGCAATTTCACCGACAAGACCCCGCACACCTATGATGAGGGTGTCGTGACCAAGGAAGCGACCATCTACGAGAAGGGCGTCAAGACCTTTACCTGCTCTGCTTGCGGTGATACCTATACCGAGGATATCCCGATGGTGGAGAAGACTTGGCACAAGGGTGATACGGTTGCTCCCACCTGCACTGAGCAGGGCTACACCGTCTACATCTGCGACCAGGACGCCACGCTGACCGAGAACCGCGATTTCGTGGACGCTCTGGACCATGATTGGGGCGAGGGTGTCGTCACCAAGGCTGCTACCTGCACTGAGGATGGCGAGAAGACCTTTACCTGCTCTCGTGACGGCGCGACCAAGACTGAGGTCATCCCGGCTGTGGGTCACAAGTGGGATGATGGTACTGTCACCACGCCCGCCACATGTGAGGCTTCCGGCGTGAAGACCTACAAGTGCCTGAACGATGGCTGCACCGAGACTAAGACCGAGGAGATTGCCGCGCTTGGTCATAACTACGATAACGGCGTTGTCACCAAGGCTGCTACCTGCACTGAGGATGGCGTCAAGACCTTCACTTGCCAGAACGACAAGAGCCATACCTACACCGAGGTCATCCCCGCAACCGGTCACGATTACGATGACGGCGTTGTGACCACCAAGCCCACCTACACCGAGAACGGTGTCAAGACCTTCACCTGCCACAACTGTGGTGATACCTACACCGAGAGCATTCCGGCTCTGGGTTACACCTACAACGAGACCGTGGTCGCTCCTACCTGCACGGAGGACGGCTATACCATGCACGAGTGCGTGGAAGACGCCACCAAGTCCTTCAAGGACAACATCGTCCCTGCGCTGGGTCATGAGTACAAGGAAGTCACTACTCCCGCCACCTGCAAGGACGCTGGCAGCGTAGATAAGGTCTGTGAGCGCTGCAACGATAAGCAGCATGTCCGCGATATCCCCGTCAACGAGGAGCATCAGTGGGACGAGGGCGTTATCACCAAGGAGCCTACTGCCACCGAGCCGGGCATCAAGACCTATACCTGCACCGTCTGCAACAAGACCAAGACCGAGAGCATTGCCAAGGTCCATGTCCATGAGTACGCGGGTCTCGGTGAAATCGTCAAGGAGCCTTCTTGTGAGACTGAGGGCGAGCGTTGGCTGTACTGCACCAATGATGGCTGCGACAGCAAAATTCTCGTTCCTATGCCCGCTATCGGCAGCCACGACTGGGACTTCGAGCACACCGAATGCCTGAAAAAGGCCACCTGCACCGAGCCGGGCACTATGCTGATGCACTGCAAGCGCGATGCTTCCCATACCATGACCTACTCCTACGGTGGTACTGGTCATATCTGGGATGAGGGTGTCATCACTACCCAGCCCACTCATGACGAGTACGGCGTCAAGACCCTGCACTGCAAGAACTGCGATGCGACCATGACCGAAAAGGTCCTGCCCACCAAGTACACCTTCACTGTTACCGTTGTCCCGCCGACTTGCACCGAGGACGGCTACACGATGCACAAGTGCAACGAAGATGACAGCTTCTCTTACAAGGACAACATTGTACACTCCACCGGTCACCATGCCGGGATGCGTGTCATTGAGCCTACCTGCAAGGAAGAGGGTCGCACCGAAATCTACTGCACCGTCTGCGGTGAAGTGAGCACCGTTCTCTCTACCACGCCCAAGAAAGACCATACTTGGGATAGCGGTGTCGTTACCACCGAGCCTACCACTGAGCATGAGGGTGTCAAGACCTACACTTGCACTGGCTGCGGCGAGACCAAGACTGAGTCCATCGCTCGTCTGCCCGCAAGTGCCAAGGTAGCTGCAAACCCTATCGTAGCCGGGACTGAGCCTGTTGTCGAGGTTCCGGCGCAGGAAATGAGCGCCGAGACCATCAACGCCGAGACCTATGTCGCAGAGACTCCGGTTGAGTCTGCTGTACCTGCTGAAACTCCTGCCGAGCCCGTTGCTCCTGTTGAGCCCGCTGTACCTGCTGAGACTCCTGCCGAGCCTGCCGCTCCTGTTGAGTCTGCTGAGACCGAGAAGTCTGCCGAGACTTCCGAGGACAGCACCGACACCAAGCAGGAAGATGCCGACATGCCTAAGGAGACCGAGGCTGAGGTCGTAATCGTTGAGGGCGCTGCGGAGTAAATCTTCCGTTTCCAACACTACAACAAAGGTCCGCAAAGACCTGAATCTATCGAGGCTTGCCGGGAAACTGGCAAGCCTTTTTTATTGCCCGGCAGACCTGCATGGTGCTGCTTACAAACCAAAGAAAGGTGATACGAATGATTGATTATATTGAGAAAGCAAAGGCATTCGCCATGATGGCGCACAAGGGCCAGACCGACAAGGCAGGGGAAGACTACTTTACGGCGCATGTGGCCGTTGTCGCAGACGGCGTTGAGCCTGACCCGCTGGTGAAAGCTGCCGCCTACCTGCACGACACGGTGGAGGATACCGGCACCACGATAGATACCATCAGAGCGGAATTCCCTCCGGAAGTGGCTGAGGCGGTCTCTGTACTGACTCGGGAAAAAGATACGACCTACGCAGAGTATATCTGGCGTGTTAAGCAAAACGACATTGCCGTCAAGGTAAAACGCGCAGACCTCGTCAGCAATATGGACCTTAACCGAATCCCGTATTCTCTCACAAGCAAAGACCTTGCGCGAGAAGCCAAGTATCTCCGTGCCTACAAGATGCTTGATGGCAGAAAGACAGTCTCTGCCGTAAACCCCTATGCTCTGTATGACTATCTCATCACCTGCGGATGGGAGAATGACCCTACTGAGAATTCAGCATCCGAATCTCCCGTTCTGAAAGCGCCTTCCGGCTCCTACAAGGTGCTGGTTCCCCTTGATATGCTGCGTACAGATTACGAGCAGCTCCTCAGAGATGCTCTGGAAACGCTTTGCGTCTTCGAGGCGGCACTGATGTGCGATATCCTCGGAACGCTCTTATACTGGACGCCAGCGCCCGCAGAGAGCAAGTCCTGAGCCGAGGAAAGCGCTATTTCTGAAACTTGCAAAGACTCGCGTTTGTGTTGCTGTTGCTTTTGCCTGTTTTCTGACGGGGCAGATTCGAGGCAGATTTAGCACTGATTCGCGCCAGACGAATACGACAAGCAAGCGCACAAAATGCGACTCGCTCAGATGTTAATTGTTTGTGAATCATACTTGTACTCGCTACAAATCCGCGTCCAAATATGGTATAATACAAGTATAAAAACAGCGATAAAATGTGATATTCGCTGTAAAATCAAGCCATGCAACTGTCGTCTGCTTTTGCGGATGACATACTATGCTCCAGTGGCGAAATTGGCATACGCGGCAGATTCAAACTCTGTTTTCTCCGGGTTCAACTCCCGGCTGGAGTACCATTTTTGAAATTAACTCAGGGGGTGATTTCGTGAATAATATAAGCGCTGTGGCCATCGGAATGCTCATCGCCGCGCATCGTGAAGGTGACGAGGAAAAATTCAGGGCTTATGTCGAGCTCATTGCCGAAACCTATGAGCAACAGGGAAATGACCATGCCGCTAACATCATCCGCAGCTACTATACGGGTGATTATGGCGAGCAGGGGAAGGCCGTTCTGGATGAAACAACAGAACAGACTACATACTACGAGACAGGCTGGTATGAGCCTGATGTTTTGGGGTCCGGTGGCTCCTATTACGGAGTTACAAAGGCAACTTCCGAGGAAGAAGCATTGCAGCGGCTGCTGAAACACTCTGCCGACTATGCACAGCGAATCACCTTATACAAAAAAGACGGCAAAATCGTAAAGCGGGAAATTTCTGAGTATGACCAATGGGAAAAGAAGTGGAGGACAGCCGAATGAAGTGGAATGTATTTTCTCTTGAAACAGTTAAAACAGCATTGGAACCAAAGTTTGTGCTGGAAAAGATTCGTTATGTGACGGACGACGAAGAGTACGGCGAGGGCAAGTCTACGCGCTTTGTTTTCCGCAACGTGGAAGAAATGCCGGAAATCGACCACATTGAACGGACCATCTCCACATTCATTCGGGACACCTATGTTCACTTCAAAGACAAAAACATCAAGCCGATGCGCCTTTGGCAGGATAATCTCAACGAAAGCGAAGACCATATCCGCTATTCCACAAACCATCTTGTTTCACCGCCGCTGGAACTCATTGGCAAAACATACATTTCTGACGAAAGCTACACACACAAGTGGCTGGTAACTCAAGGAGGGACTGAACTTCTTGAGAGAGCGTCCGTCACCATTGATGTTGATGTGATTTACGCCTATGACAATGTCGATAAAGTCGAGGAGAGTTCAGAGAACGGCGAGGTACATGGTGTTCTCATCAACAGTACAATGTATCTGCGTGAATCGGAAATCAAACAGGTTGCTCAGCTTATCAAAGATGAAAAGCTCCGTAACCGCGTATTGACGCTGATGCGCTCTCATCGCCGCATTGTGTCGGCTCCCGAAAAAGAGAATCGCAATATTCGGGAAGTTGCTTCTGCGCAGATGCTGAGTCAGGAGTAATCGATGAAGCATAGAATTTCAGAAGTCGGCGCTCGGATGCTCAAATATCAAGAGCAACTTGCCCGAGATTATGGATACAAGCCTATCCCGCGCACCTTTTTCTGCGATGTGCGAGCCGAGTTTCAAAAGGCATTGCCGAAATGGTGCAATGTGTCCGGTGACACGATTTCGCTCGAAACCGCTGATGGCACAGTCATTGCCAACGGGTACAACCGTATTGTGATTGGTGACTATGGTGCATTTGTTGAGTTTTCCCGCGTCCAAGCCTGTATGCGCCGCCTCAAAATCAAAGAAGGGCAAATGTATCGCGCAAAAGACCCTCGCTATGCTGAGCATGTCAAATATCTCTGGCTTACGGCAGATGATGGTTCGAATGTGAAGGTGTACGACCAGAAGCGTCCGGTAGAATATGCTGACTACATGCCGGGGATGCTGTATGTTAGTGTGTATGAGGTTTTCCCGACCAAAACCACAAAATAAGAGAGGCTCTTATGAAAAGCATGCAGCCGAAAATTGGAGACACTCTCTGGGGCGTCTGGGAACATCGGTATTACAACGAAAAGCGGCTCGTTGAACTGGAATATGTTGTATACCCTGTCAAAATTACCAGATTCTTTAAGGGAAAATATGTCGATGCGCATTGCGTCGGTGTGGATGTGGATGGTCACACTGCTGTTCATTGGGTTGCAGTAAAAAGCATCGGCAAATCTGTGTTTTATAATCCGACTGATGCCGCCAAATATGCCGAGGCGATATCGGATTACTATGACAAGCATTACGCTTTCTGCGGTACACCAATTAGGCGAACACAGTGGGAGCATTTTCTTGAGAAGGACTAGGCATGGCCAAGCACAAGAATAAAAAGCGCACACCGATAGGTTCACTTCCTCGAATCCTCGCGTATTGAGCGCAGATAAGCCAAAAAACTCAACCTCAAGTTAATTGCGGCATGAAGAAACACAAAAACAGGAGCAGATATGAGTTTACGCGGAGAGCCCTTGTTTGATGGACTGAATTTCAAGGAATTGTTTGGAAAAAAACTTATTGTCGATAAAGTGTTTTGGAGTTATGACGGCATTTCGCTGCTCTGCGTATGCAAGGATGAGGACGAAAAATTGTATTTCTGTAACTGCACAGAAGTGCGAAGCGAAGAACGCTGGGTCCTGTATCCGGCGTCGAAGCAGCAAATCGAACAAATCGTCAGCAAAAGCAAGACCCCGGCCGAAGTATTCCGGGATAGCCGTGTAGTGTATATATATACCATCGGCTTGGATACAGACCAAGGAACATTGAGGAAACTGACTGTCGATGAACTGTCAGATGCAGACAAACTTCCGGAAGGAGCGTATGTGTGATGAGCAAGCACGAACTCGACGCAGACCGCGTTCTTCACGAAGGCGCTGGCTACCGTGACAAGTACAAGTTCAAGGGCCAGAAGCCGCCAGTTGGCAGCAGGGAAAATCCCTCCAACCCGAAGCAAGAGGGAACAGATGCGGTGTACATTCCCGATACCGCAAGATGGGTGAAAAAGTAAACCACGGGTTGATTGACCAAAACCACAAAAGTGGTATAATGTAAGCAGAACAAAACGAAAGGAGATAACCGAAGATGCTGTGCAAGACTGTTAATGCTATGTCGTTTGCTGAGTATAGTTATGAATCTGAATTCGAGTCCTACGAATCCAGCTTTGTTTCCTATACCCATCGACAGGCAAAAACAGACCTTGAACGGCTGCGGTGCGTCTTCTGACGGCATTTGCATTCCGAACGCTGCTTGTCGATTCATTTCGGCAGGCAGCGTTTTTTGTTGCCTGCAATACAGAAAGGCAGCGAAAGAAAATGAATGTTCCAACTATCGATATCGTGCAGACGGGTGCCAATATCAAGGCACTGCGAAAAGCGGCAGGCATCAAGGTAAAGGATGTGGCGGATACGCTCGGTGTCTCCACACAGGCGGTAGCCAAATGGCAGGCAGGCACTGCACTTCCTACCATCGACAACCTTGTGATTCTCGCCGCGATGCTCGATACGAAAATCGATGACATTCTCGTCATCGCATAAACCCTCGCCGCAGGATTGCGGCTATATGGCCGAATAGACGAATTGGTTAAGTCGCAAGCCTTTCACGCTTGAGAGTATGGGTTCAAGCCCCATTTCGGTCACCATCTGCTTCTGTAGCTCAGTTGGTAGAGCAGTAGGTTGAAGCCCTATGTGTCGCTGGTTCGATTCCAGCCGGGAGCACCACGAGGCTTAATGCCTCCTCATATGTGCCGGTATGCAAGCGGTCAAAGCAAACTGTCTGTAAAACAGGTCTGTTACAGTTCGTAGGTCCGAATCCTACCCGGCACACCATAAGGCCCCTTCGACAAGTTGGTCCAAGTCGCCAGCCTCTCAAGCTGGAGTCGGCAGTTCGAGTCTGCCAGGGGTCACTACGTCGCACCTACGTTAAAAGGTGCATTATGCAGAGGTCGCCTAACGGTAGGGCAGCAGCTTGCTAAGCTGCCGTCGCGGAAATCGCGGTATGTGAGTTCGAATCTCACCCTCTGCGCCATCTGCTTGCTTGTTCGAGTGGTTGATGAAATCGGTCCAGAAAACCGACGATGGGAGACTGTCCGAAGGTTCGAATCCTTCAGCAAGCGCCACTGCCCTCATTCTGTGCGGTATCCGTGCAGGTGAGGGCTTTTTCTTTTGCTTTTCGCTTCGAATTTCGGACTCGAATGGCGTTAATGGTCGGATATTCTTGATTATACATGCCTTTGCTGTATGGCAAATAGCTCCAAACAGTATTGGTTTTTACAC